GAATAAGAATTAATTCCCCATCTCGAAATTAATCACAATTAATATCAATTTATATCTTGACTTTAACTACCCTCTGTAGTAATATACTTAATACAAGGTAAGGTTAACGACGATAAAGGAGGATTAACAATGATTGATAATATTGATGTTGCTTATTGCATGGCAAAACTTGAGGATAAAATCAGGCGGGAATGGAATTCTGCTAAATTTTATCTTGAATGTCGTGACGGGGTTGAAGACCCCGTGTATGGAAAAATTATTACTAGGTGGTCAACTATGATTGGTGCTTTTGAAGTAGCATTTGGGGTTGATTATTTTTAGAATTTAGAAATTTATAGTAATATACTTAATACAAGGTAAGGTTAACGACGATGAAAGGGCAAACAATGAAACTCCGCAACATGAACGCACACGTCACCGAAGAGAAGAACATCACTATTGAGCTTTCAAGTGGGGAGGTTTTGGAACTTGAAAATGCGTTAGTTCTCCACAGCTATTCTAGCCGTGTTGCCGTCTATTGCAAGATGCGCGTTTACTTGCTCCCGCGCTATGACTACAGCGTGACAACGTGGAAGCACGTTCATGCGTTTGTCCAAGATTATTGTAGTTTCGTTTGGGACTGCAACGCGCGCGAAATGCGCAAGATAGCGGCGCTCGGCGTTGAAGATGTTGAGAAGGAATACGCATTTGCGAAAGGCATCGTAGAGGGGGTACCCGTTGAAAATGTCAACTGCGAAGGTTGCGTGCTATTTGGAAACGTCGAATGTTCGCGTCTGTGCGCACTCACCCATCGAGTCGTTACTTGGTAAAGAGAGGAACGCAACAACCTCGCATTTTTTGTAAGCGATTATGGCGCGGCACGCATCCTTGAGTGTGAGCGAGCTTCGCAATCACATAGGTCTACATTTACGATGTGCGCTACTCGTCGCGAGGTTTACAACGAGTTTGTTAGTGAAAGGAATCGATCATGGAAAAGCGAATTTTCGGACGGAAATACAATACCGATACGGCTAAGCTTGTGGCTTTTAAAGAATCAAAATCTTTGGGGGTTGGTTACTATTTTGAAAGCGTGTATAGAAAACGTAATGGCGAATACTTTTTCTATGCGAGCGGTAATGCAGCTACTGTTTATGCTGATTATGAATATGGTGTGTATACATGTGGTTATGTTTTGATACCCTTGAGAAATAAAGATGTAGAAGTTGTAATAAAGTTGGTAGGAGGTTATGAATTGGATGAAAAATATTACAAGTTTCCGGGTGTTAGTTATAATGGGTTTGATTGGAAAGATTATTGCCATGAAGTTTATCCTGATGTCGATGTAAATACCTTTTATGTGTAGGAGGCATGCAATGACTATCCAAGACAGAGGCCTACTACATGGCCAAGTTCGAGGACTACATCAGGCAATGCAATGACTATGCCGATGATGCCGACAGACTTGTGCCCGGTAAGCACGGGTATTGGGATACGTATTATCACCTGATATCGATTTTCGAAGAATGGTTTGGCGTTGACTATTGGGGCGATGGATATGAAAGTTTTTGAACTGACCATCGAGGAGGCATGGCTTTACATGCCTAAACCTCTCAAATCTTTGATCAGGTTTCTGGGAATGTTGATGGGTGCAGTTGTCATAGTCTTGTGTGCGATTTAAGGAGACGTACTTGTTGGATATCTTGTGAAGATTTTATGAAAAGTTGAATTTTCCGAACACTCATATTCTCATGCATGTTAAGATATTGAGCGTAGGATGTACCCCAAACAGAAAGGAATCTAGCAATGCAAAACGTTACCCGAACCATGACGGAATACAAGATCACCGCGTATTCCGTAAGCGAGATCGACGGGGAGGTGGGCTTGAACGTCGTTGCGGAATGCACCGCCTATTCCACCGCAATGAACAAGGGGGAGGCCCGTGCGGCCCTGATGGAGGCCACGGGAACGGCCGTCCCCCGAGGATGCACGGTGGTCTGGAAGCCGGTAAAGAGCGTGAAGTACGCCATGCCTATTGACAAGTTCTTGGACGAAAGCATTGTGATCGAGGAAAAGGAGATCTAGAATGAACGATAAAGCCGTTGAATCTCAGGACATTGTTCTTTCAAATGTCGAGAGTGAAATTGTCGAAACCGGCATTAGGGAATACGACGTTTCCGAACTCATGGGAGGTGAGGCACTGCAGGCCGTTTGTTCGATTGACGCGGTTGATCCGGAAACGAAGGCAATCGTCTTCAACGCCGCGAACAATCCTGACCACAAGGTGAAGGATTTCGTTAACAAGCAGATCGACGTCAAGGACGTCTATGCGGAAATCATCGAGATCGCAAACGAAGAAACCGGAGAGATCACGAAGGTTCCGCGAATCGTGCTGATCGATGCCGACGGTTTGGCCTTCGAATGCGTCTCGGTAGGCATGTACTCGGCAATCCGCAAGCTTGTCGCGATATACGGTGCCCCCACATGGGAACCACCCCTCACGGTGACGGTCAAGCAGAAATCTGTGGGAAAAGGGTCTATGTACACCCTTCAGATGTAGCCGTTCATGAAAGCCCCTCCCTACGAAGGGGCTTTCTTAGGAGAATGCCATGTACGAAGTAAACATGCTGTCGATGGCCGACAAGGACTTGCTGAGCGAGTTCCTTTACCGTTCCATGTGCCGTGTTCTGAACGTCAACGTGTCCCTTTGGGAAGGGACGGTTCCGCAGGGGGTCAGCGTTTTCGTCGCGCATCCCGAGACGGGAACTTTCGAGTACATGTTCACCAAGGACACGAAATATCCGGTAAGGCGAGACGACATTGACGAGGTTCTTCCCTTGCTGGAAGCTTATGGGAACGTGCGTGCGGGCGGCCTGGTCTACTACCTGAACTCCTGCATGGTTCCCGTGGTTTCCAAGCACAGGGCTTTTCCATATTGAAAGGAGGTGCGGAATGACGCTCACCAAGAACGGTATATGCTATGACCTCAAGGAATCCCCGTATTTCTGTTTCGTGGGATTTTACAAGTTCTTCTTTTCAAGTCCTGCGCATCTTACCAAATTCAGAAGAGAGTTGGAAGCTAACAGGGACTGGTTGAACGATTCCATGACGAGGCGTTTCAAATTCAATATGAGCTTGGACGTGCTTGCCGACTTTAGCCTGTACAGGAAGATAGAGACGCGGGGATTCCTGATAATCAACGAATCGACGGGGGTTGCGTACGAATGTCCCGAGAGTATAGAATTTCATGGAATGAGAATCAATTAAGAAAGCTGAACTCTGCCGTCCGAAAGTACAACAACGCCCTTCGAAGGGCCGCGAAAGCCGACCCTCTTGCGCACATCTACCTTCCACAGGAAGTGTCGTACAAGGAACTGAAGGCCTCGATAACCACCGCACGTGCGTTGAAGAACACTGTGAACAGGCTGACAAGGGTGACGAGGCCCAAGGCCTTGGAGCCGGTGCAGCAGCAGGACGGCTCCATCGTCACCCGTTACGAGCGCCACGAGTACGCCGTGCTGCGAAGCGTGCGGGAGAGGAAAAAGAGCATGAGGGCCAAGGCCGAGGGTGTGGTTCAGCCCACTGCGAATGCCGGAACCTTGAAGCAGGCGGCTCTTTCCAGGGACGCGCGCCCGCTGTCAACGTTGGGAGCCGGGGCGATAAGGCGTTTCATCGAGACGCAATCGCGGGAACTCAACATGAGCAACGAGGAACGGGTGCGGCGTTACTATACCAATTACATGAAGTCCCTGTGGAGCGTTTTCGGAGGGTTTCCCGAGCATGATGCCGATATCGCGCATATCGAGGAAATGATGCTGACGATGGCGAAGGACGATTGGAAGGGCCTCGTCAAGTCCATCGAGGGTTCCCCGGGCATCGAGTACATCTACGGCCCGCAGGAAAGGGAAGCCAAGATGAAGAAAATACTGGGTTACTGGACGAACGTGAGGGATGCGTGATTGAGTACAAAGACATATGGGCTTTGACTTGGGACGGTGGATTATGGGATGGAAGCGAGGATTGCAATGTGCCGACGTATGCGGCTGACTTCGAAACCACGTCAGACCCGGACGACTGCAGGGTGTGGGCATGGGCGGCAAGCGAGGTCGGAGACGCCGAGAACGTGAGTTTCGGCAACGACATCGAGTCGTTCCTTTCTTGGTGCAGGGCGGTGGAGGGTTCGAGAGTGTACTTCCATAACCTCAAGTTCGACGGAAAGTTCGTGCTGCACCACCTTCTGTCAAGCGGATGGACATGGGTTGCAGGAAAGGACGATGCCAGACACAAGACGTTCACCACCCTTATAAGCGACATGGGTCAGTTCTACAGCATAAAGCTTTATTTCACCCCTGTTGCTGCAGTGGAGTTCCTGGATTCCCTCAAGGTGATACCTCTGCCGGTCGCCGCGATTCCAAAGGCGTTCGACCTGTCCATAGATAAGTTGGAGATAGACTATCTGGAAGCCCGGGAACCGGGACACGTGCTGAGCGACGAGGAAAGGGCATACGTCGCCAACGACGTCAAGATAGTGTCTTTGGCCTTGCAGGAAATGTACGAAAGCGACATGAAGCGCATAACCGCAGGTTCGAACGCGTTCCACCATTACGTGAAGTCGATAGGCGGGAAGAAGCGGTTCCGGGACTGGTACCCCGAGCCTGACTACGACCTCGATCTGAGGAAGGGAGGGTGCTACAAGGGAGGGTTCGTGATGGCGAATCCGGACTTTGCAGGGAAGATAGTGGGTCCCGGCCTGTCGTTCGACGTCAATTCCCTGTACCCTTCCGTGATGGCTTCGGTGCACGGCGAAGTGCTTCCCTATGGGGAGCCTGAAGCCTATGGGGGTTCTTACGTGGACGACCCCGGGATGCCCCTGTACATACAGTTTCTGGAAGCCGACTTCACCGTGAAGCCTGACCACATCCCTTGCATGCAACTCAAGGGGAACAGGCTTTTCGGAGAGACGGAGTACATAAGGGATTCGGGCGGGATGCAGCCTCTGTGCCTGACGTCCGTGGACTTGGAAATGCTTTTCGAGCAGTACGACGTGCATGACGTGCGCTACGTGCGGGGCTACAAGTTCAAGGGTTCCACGTTGCTTTTCAAGGACTACGTGAGGGAGTGGACGGAGGTCAAGCAGAGGGCGACGCTGGAGGGGAACGCTGGAATGAGAACCATTGCGAAGCTTCAGCTGAACTCCCTTTACGGAAAGATGGCGACCAATCCGGTCAAGCAGTCCCGCATGCCGTATCTGGACGAAGGGGTGGTGAAGTACGCGCTGCTGGACGAGGAACGAAAAGAGGCCGTCTACCTTCCTGTCGGTGCGTTCATAACCGCGTATGCACGTGCGTTCACCGTGAGGGCGGCGCAGGCGAACAAACGCAGATGGCTGTACTCCGACACGGATTCCAACTACTTCCTGGGCACAGAAATGCCGGAGGGCATGGAAGTGGACGACGTGGAACTTGGAAAATGGGCTTTGGAACACCGCTTCGACAGGTTCAAGGCGCTGCGCGCCAAGTCCTACTGCTTCGAGGAAGCAGGCTCGCTCACCGTGCATTGCGCCGGGATGCCGTCGCGTTGCCATTCCGGCGTGACGATGGAGAATTTCGCGTTCGGCAGGCAGTTTGCGGGGAAGTTGCGCCCGAAGGACGTGAAAGGTGGTACAATACTCGTGGAGGACGTTTTCACGATTCACGAATAGGAGGACGAAATGGCAAGCAGGTACGAGCCCACCCTGCGCGAACTGGCTATGGAGCCGGACGAGGAACGCCGCCTCGAAATGGCCGCCGAGATAGACCGCGACGCCGCGGATTTGGACGAAAGGTGGGACAACCGGGACGCATATGCGGGCCTCGAGGCCGATCGCGACCGTCTTGCGGCGGAGCGCGACGACGCGATTGCCGACCGCGATTCCTGGAAGGAGCGCTATGCGGACAGGTTCTTCGATTCCGGCGAGGGAATGACCGGCCGCCAGGACATCATCGGCCGCCATGCGGCGGACATCAAGAAGGAATCCCGCCCGCGAGGCTTCGCGGCGCTGTGGGACGACAGAATCAACTAAAGGAGGACGCACATGCCTACCAAGACAAGCACCGTGCCGGCGAAAACGAAGATCGACCCGGTGGCGGTGACGACCGCTTTGATGGAGGAAACGCCGGAACTGGCGGAGCCGCTCCTTGCACGTGGAGTGATCGAGAAGGCCGGTGACGGAACCATCAGCATTTCGGGAACCACCGAGACGATCCACAAGATCGGGGACTACATCCTGAACTACACGCCGGCAGCGAACGCCTATCTGGACGCGCTCGTGAACCGTATCGGGTTCGTGATCATCTCGTCCAAGATGTACACGAATCCCTGGGCGGCCTTCAAGAAGGGACGCCTCGAGTTCGGCGAGACGGTGGAGGAGATCTTCGTGAACCTGGCGCGTCCGTACCAGTTCAGCCCTTCCAAGGCCGAACAGGACGTGTTCAAGCGCACCATCCCGGACGTGCGCGCGGCGTTCCACACGATGAACTTCCAGAAGTACTACCCCATCACGATCACCGACGACCAGCTTCGCCAGGCGTTCCTGTCCTGGCAGGGAATCTCAGACCTTGTCGCGGCCATCGTGGAAAGCGTGTACACCTCGGCCCAGACCGACGAGTACCTGGTCATGAAGTACATGCTGGCGCGCGCGGTTCTCAACGGCTACGTCCAGTCGGTGCCGATTCCCAAAGCCACCAAGGAGAACGCCGTGGACGTTGCCACGGTGTTCCGCCAGACGGCGCGCCTGCTCGAGTTCCAGAGCAACAAGTACACCATGTCCGGAGTGACCACGCACACGAACATCGAAGACCAGTACATCGTCGTGACCGCGGCGTTCGAGGCCGTGATGGACTTGAACGTCATGGCAATGGCGTACAATCTGGATTACGCGCAGTTCGTCGGGCGCGTGGTTGCCGTGGATTCCTTCGTGGACATGGATTGGCAGCGCTTGCAAGACCTGTTCACCGACGAGAACGGCGTCACCGACCCGTCGTTCGCCCCCTGGACGGAAGACGAGGTGACGGTGCTTCAAGGCGTCCCGGCAATCACCACTTCCCGCGACTTCTGGCAGGTTTGGGACAACTTCGAGAAGATGACGGAGAACTACAACGGCAAGGGCCTGTACTGGAACTACAACTACCATGTGTGGAAGACGTTCTCCATCAGCCCGTTCAACCAGGCCGTCGCGTTTTCCGACGTGGCTTCGTCCATCACCGCCGTCGCCGTTTCGCCCAAGGCCGCGACCCTTCCCAAGGGAGCAGACCTGGCCATCGAGGCGACCGTGACGGGAACCGGCGTGATCAACAAGGGCGTTCAATGGACGCTTGCAGGAAACGCCTCCACGGGTTCCTACGTCTCCGACGCCGGAAAGGTTCACGTCGCCAAGGACGAGACGGCCACGACGCTGACCGTCACGGCAACGAGCATTGCGGACGCCAAGAAGTCGGCTTCCGCGACCATCACCGTGTCCGAGTAGCCAGAAAGCGAGGACTGTTTTTTCAGTCCTCGCATCCGGGAGGTCTTCATGCCGTTTCAACCGTCAACCAACGTCTACATAGGCACCGTTCCTTTCGACCCGTCGTACAGGCATGTGAGGTACTTCTCCGACAGGGAAGCCCAACAGCAGTATTTCGCCGCCCTCTGCCCCATGTCGCTGAGGAGAGAGGACTACACGTACCAGCGGGTCGACGATTCCATAGTGGTGCCGTTCAATGCCGAGACTTTGTACGGGTACAATTACTGCATGTTCAAGAACGAGAACTACGGTGACAGGTGGTTCTACTCCTTCATAACGGACGTGGAATACGTCAATCCCAACTCGTCAAGGCTGCACCTTTCCCTTGACGTCATGCAGACGTGGTTTCCGGACTGCACCGTGAAAGCGTGCATGGTGGACAGGGAGCATGTGAACGACGATTCCATAGGAAGGAATCTGAGGGACGAGGGCATAAACCCGGGAATGCTCAAGCAGCAGAGCCTGGACATACTGGACGAGGGCAGCTGGGTCACCGTGGTTTCATGCGTGGTGGAACCGACTTCCAGCGGATACGTGAACAACAAGGGAGATTTGTACGGGTTGCTCAATTCCGGGTCTTCCCGTTCCGTGTTCGCGAACATGTCGGGACATGACGCGCTGGCCGACTTCCAATCGTTCATGCTGGCGCTGTCGAACAACGGGCAGCAGGACGCCGTGGCCGATGCGTGGATGGTTCCGTTCTGGATGGTTTCATGGGGAGGGGTGTTCCGCCTGTACGACAAGGACGACGGGTTCGGGTTCTGGCTCAAGAACAGGGTCGATTCCACGGCTGCCGTCCGGGAACACTCGTTCACGGTGCCGTTCGACGACTGCGACGGGTACGTTCCCAAGAACAACAAGCTTTTCACCTACCCGTTCTCCAAGCTGGTGGCAACCACCTCGATTTCGCAACAGGAGTATTCGCTGGAATACTTTTCCTCCGTGAAGGGGCTTGGAAGGGGTTCTGCCGCCACCCTGAATTTCAGCGAGGTGTCGGCATGGGAACCGGACACGTCGCCGTTCCTGTATCCGATGGACTATAACGGGATGGGCGGAGAGGGACAGGATCTGAGCATATCCCTCCCGTCATGGCCTACCGTCACATGGGTTTACCAGACGTTCGCCAACATGTACTCCGGCGGTTACGGGGAGAAGCTGAGCGCATCCATTGCGAACAGCCGGAACTCGTTTTCCACGAACTTGGAGACGAACGCCAATTCGGTGATGGCCTCGATAGCCCAGGGAGCCGTGGGCGGGGCAATGAGCGGAGCGCTCGTAGGAGGCGGATGGGGTGCTGCCCTCGGTGCGGGCGTCGGGGCCGTGGGTTCTGCCATAGGCGGCGTGGCGAGTTCGGCCAATGCCATGGCGAATTCGGAAACCGCATGGGAGAACCAGTACAGGAACGCCAAGGCAGGCCTGGCACAGGCTTCGTTGTCGCCGAACACCCTCAAGGGAACCATATCGTCTTCTGCGCAGTCCTTGAACTCGGGAATGTACCAGACTTGGTTTCGGGTGTACAGGCCGCGCGCCGAGATAGCAAGGGTCATAGACGACTACTTTTCCATGTACGGCTACAGCGTTGGCGAAATCAAGGTTCCCAACGTCGTGGGCCGCAGGTCTTGGAACTACGTCAAAACGAACGGGTCTTCCGTGGTAGGCAAGGTTCCAGCCGGAACGCTGGCGCAGATAAACCGTCTGTTCGATCGAGGCATCACCTTCTGGCACGTGAACGACGTGGGAAACTACGCACTGGACAATTCGATAGTATGATGGAGGACGCATGATGCTGACCCCTGGAATGTACGAGGGATTCAGGCTTCCCGACGGAAGGATGCCGAAGAGAGTCGCTGGAAACGCCGTCCAGCGTGAGAACGACTGGCTCAACGACGAGACGTATTTGTCCTACATGTGGCGTCTGTACGACCTGGCCGTTTCCGTGTTCGAGTGGAAGAACCTCCCGAAGGGCGTGAACGAAAGGATGGTGGAGAGGTGGCTTTTGGCGAACGGCATGTGCCTGTTCGTGTACGACGAGGCCATCAAGGAAGACCCCGATCAGCGCTCGCCGGAGGGATACGCCATGCTGAGAATGGCCATGGCCGGCCCCTTCGACATATACAACGTTCCCAAGGAGCGCTGGGCGTACACGGCAGACCCCGGCCATGCCACGATGAAGTTCGACATAACCAATTCGGTGATCTGCTTCAACGACAACATAGGCACCCCCACGTTCCTTCAACTCGACCTGTATGCCAAGATGCTGTGGCAGTGCGAACGCAGCGTGTACGCCAACATAGCCCAGCAGAAGACGCCTCGCATCGTGAAGTGCAGCGAGAAGCAACGCCTGTCCCTGCAGAACCTTTTCGCGCAGGTGGACGGGTTCATGCCCGTGTGCTGGGCAGACAAGGACCTGGACTTGACCGGCGTGGATGTTCTGGACACGGTTTCGCCCTACGTGGCCGACAAGATACAGGTGGTCAAGCACCAGATCTGGAACGAGGCGCTGACGTACCTGGGAATAGAGAACACCAACACGGACAAGAAGGAACGCATGGTGTCCCCCGAGGTGATGGGCAACATGGGAGACGTGGAGGCCCAGAGGTTCACGCGCCTGAACAGCAGGAAACAGTTCTGCAAGGAGGTGAACGAGATGTTCGGGCTGGACATCGACGTTGACTTCCGAAGCGGCATGTACATCAGGACGGACAAGGAGGGCACGGTGCCCGTCGCAGGAATGGATAGCGTAACGGTTGACAAGGGAGGGAACACAGGGTATGGTGGAGGCAATCTCTGGCAGGCTCTCAAGGCGGCATTGAAGGGTGGAAGATGAGCAGGTACACGACACGGCTTAGATGGGTGGTGGAACAGGCCCTTGACGATATCGGCGCTCCGCACGAGGAATCCATGTGGGAGCGCGTGTATTCGGAAGTGGGACTTGCAGACTATCCGATATTCGAAGAAACCCACAGAAAGATTCTGAACGACAAGATCATACGGCACTACTACACGCGCGAGATAGCTGCCGAGACGGTTGCGAGATGGCGCATGTTCGTGAGAGACGCCATGCATCTGATCATGCCGTATTACAATCAGCTGTACGAATCCGAATTGCTTGCGCTTGGAATGGAGCCTTTGGGCGACCGCAACCTGTCCCGCGTTGAACATGCATGGGGAACGACCGAGAACACGGGTTCTGGAACCACGGAATCGTCAACCGACACGCAGAACGTCTACCAGGACACGCCATCAAGTCAGATGATACCTGACCAGGTGAAGAGCCTGGAATACGCCACGAACGCGACGTTCGACACGGAAAGGGCCAACGGCAAGGCGTCGAACGAAAGCACGGGAAGCTACGACAACATGGTTCAGAGGGACGAGACGGGATATTCCCGGCCGCAGTCGGAACTTCTGAAGCTGTACCGCGAAACGTTCCTGAACATCGACAACGACGTGGTGCATGACCGTGAACTGGCCCAATGCTTCATGACCATATGGTGAAAGGAGGGAACATGGCGACGGACGTAAGGATACCGCCTTTGAGGTTCTTCACGCAAAGGGTGCTTCCTGCGGTGTACACCGACGAACTGTCTTACTACGAAGTCCTGGCGAAGGTCGTAGACAAGCTGAACGAACTCATAGACGTGGTTGGCGACAGCGCCACCATCGAGCAGATTCAGCAGGTCATAAAGGACATAGAGAAGGAACTGTCCGCGTTGTACGTGTACGTTGACAAGGAAGTGCAGGGAGCCAAGGACTATTCGGACGGTCAGAACGATATCCTGGAAAAGTACCTCGTATCCCTGATACTGGATGCGACCGTGGGAAAGGTGTTGGTGCAGTCCCAGACAGGTGGGGGCATATGCCCGCTGCAGGAAGAACTGGACAGGCAATACGACTTCTTGAGGTATTATGCCTACAATGCCGGCAAGACGGATTCGTTCGAGAAGACCGCGCAGGAAATCGACGGCTACGATGCCACGGCATACAAGTTCGACCTTTACAACGCTACTTTGCTTGAAGGCAACACGGATTTGCCAGTGCAGGACGGAAACTAGGAGGAAAGATGAGCGCTACCGAACAAACGCCTTTTTTGAAGCTGCCGCAATTCGCTGCGACGGACAAGCCAACATGGCTTGGGGACTTCAACGGTGCAATGTCCAAGATCGACACGGGCGTTGCGTCCAACAACAACAAAATAACGGAACAGACGGCACAGATCGCTGCCGTCCAGAAAATGGCGGAGAATGCAATTGCTACGGCCAACACGGCGAGTTCCGTGGCTGAAAGCGCCACGCAAGATGCAGCAGCCGCGTCATCCGCAGCATCGAACGCCCAGACAGACGCAAATCAGGCGCTTTCAAAGGCAAATTCGTTGGAAAGCCGGTTCGAACTGGTGAAGTTCGGGCAGGTAACACAGACGCTGATGACGCCATCCAGTGGGATGACTATTGGGAATTCACTGATCAGTTACGCCCTCAATCAGGACGGGACATACGGCAAGGTATACGGGCGCATACAGGTGACCACGCAGACCGGCGCAAGCGGGCAGCGCGTGACGTTGAAAGCGGGCAGCATACCGTTCAAGAAACCGTCTTCGACCGTGAAGGTGACGTTCGTGGGCATCACGTCATGCTCGCGTGTTGGGCAGAACGACATAGAACGCATAAACATTGCCGACATGTGGCTGGAACCCGATGGTTCGTGCAGCTTCTCTTCCATGTCCACGCCGTGGACCGATGAAGAAGTCAAAATAGACTTACTTGCCATTCCTATCTATTTCAAGGACTTCGGAGACGTGGGGGTGGAGGAACTGACTTCATTGATGAACGCACCGGAAGAGAAGTTTCTCGAGGGTGTTAGAAGCGTGTAATGGCCATGGCGGAAGTTCCAGACAGAGGAAACCCCAATTTCTTCACGCTTTTCAACGGAAGCCACGTGGCGGAACTGGTCGGTTCCGCCTCCACCTCGAACGTGTTCATGCTCACTTCGATGAACACCGTGCAGTTCCTCGGGGACTGCACGGCGGGAGCGGACGGCAGGATGTGGGTTCTTCCAGAGGAATGCAGGCCGAAGAACCCCGTCCGCTTCATGTGCCCGATCGAGCCGACGGGCGACGTGCCCGGTGCGTCCTACGAAGTCGTGGTGGACGTGACGGCTGAAAGCAAGGCGGTGGAGGTCGTCACGGGAATCGCAACGGAGACTTCCAAGGCGTTGACGCAGGCCACGCTGTCCACGGAAACGGCTAATGCTGTCGCGGGAGTGGAACTGGCCACGGAAACGGCTAATGCTGTCACAGGAGTGAAACTGACCACCAAGTCTGTACCGAACCTAGTTTCCAGCCCGTCTACCATGACGGGAGCCGGGCTGACTGCCGGACAGTACGACGGACTGGTTGGAACGCCCGCCCTTTCGTCGGCGACGATGACGGAAACTACGGCAAAGGTGCTGTCCAAAGCCTCCCTGCAAACCACTACGGCAGAGGTGCTGTCCAAAGCCTCACTGCAGACGGAGGAAGGGGACTTCCTGGTTTCTGCGACGGCGGTGTCCGGAAGCATCGAGGTGACGGGCATGCCGAACGCGAAGAAGGCGACCATAAAGGTTCCCGACACGCCGGGTTCGACGTTCGCCGTCGTGACGGTGATGCCTGACGGGACGATATCCGGAGAGCCTGGGATGCTGCACTACACGAACGGGCACATGTTCAACATATCCGACAACTGGTATTTGGAGGGATAGAATGGAATTGGTGGATGGAACTCAACTGTGGGCCATGGGGTTGTCGTGCGTCTTCATGTTGCTGGACATCGTGTCGGGCTTCGTGGGCGCGTTGAAGAACCGGTGCGTCAACTCTTCCAAGATGAGGGACGGCATATTCAACAAGGCCGCGCTCTTGATCGTGGTTTTCGTGGCATGGCTGATAGAGTTCACGGTCAGGCATGTGCCGGGTCTTGGCTTCGACATGCCGCTTCTGATTCCCGTCTGCGCCATCGTCATACTGATGGAGGTCGCAAGCGTCATGGAGAACGTGGCGAAGATAAGCCCGGCGCTTGCTGGCAGCAGGCTTTTGAAGTTCTTCGATTCGGAAAAGGAGGATTGAGGCATGGAAAGACCGAACGACCTGCCAAACCCGGAAAACTCGGTTTCTTTCGGAGACGTTGCGGAAGTGGAGGTGATCGACCATGGGGACGCCGAATGACGTGCTGCGCATCGCTGCCGGAGAGATAGGGTACTATGCTCCGGACGACCCGCAGCCGGGAAGCAAGTACGGACGATGGATGGCCGACGTGACGGGCGAATCCTGGCTTGCAGGCCCGTCCACCGAGGTGTGGTGGTGCATGATCTTCGTGTCCTGGGTGTTCGCGCATGCCGGTGTGGACTTCCCGGGATCTCCGTCGTACAACACGGATTCGACCCTGGCGGCGGCCCGCAAGGTCGGGCGCGTCACCGACGCGGGGCACGCAGGCCCGGGAGACATCGTGGTGTTCGACTGGAACTTCTCGAGCGCGGCAACAGACCACGTGGGAATCGTGGAGAAGAACTATGGCACGTACCTGCAGACCATCGAGGGCAACACTTCGGGTTCCGCAGCAGGCAAGCAGTCCAACGGCAACGGCGTGTGGAGGCGCACGCGCGACTACTCGGTGGTGGCGGGCGTGGTGTCCCCGTACTGGGACGGCCCGTCCTCTGCCGCCCCCGTGCACGCGTCCCTCGACGTGGACGGATGGTGGGGGCCTGCCACGGTGAGGGCCTTGCAGGCTGCTCTCGGGACGGAACAGGACGGCGTGGTGTCCAACCAGGACAGCCGCGACATGTCGGCAATCGGCGGAGTGCCCTCCACCGCCTGGCAGGTGGGCCGGGGCGGCTCCGACGTGATCGCCGCGCTCCAGTCCAAGGTGGGCGTGGAGGCAGACCGCTACTTCGGGCCGAACACGTGCCGCGCCTTGCAGCGTTACCTCGGCACCGAGCAGGACGGCGTGCTGTCTCGCCCGTCGGCGTGCGTGAGGGAAATGCAAAGAAGGTTGAACTCGAACACGTTTTGATGTATAATGTGAATGCGCCGTTAGGTAAGCTGGTTTCTCGATTCTGTGGGGCACGTCCTGAAAAGATGCACAGGTCGAACGGAGAAAGGCCCGCTCTGTACCTTCCCTATCGGTAGCGAAACCTGTTTTGAGCGCCCCGCTTGCATGTCATGATGGGGCGCTCGCTTCATAAGGAGACGAAAAGTGCAAAAGTACATCGACTTCGACAGGACGAGAAGCCATAACTGCCTTTTCAACTTCGTGAACGGCATACGTGGGTGCGGCAAGACCTATGGCAAGCTGAAAGACGACATCGACCGCTACATGAAGGGCAAGGGGCGGTTCATCTACCTGCGTAGAAGCGAGGAAGAACTGAAGACGTTGACAACGCAGAAGTCCGGCCGCCTTTTCAACCATGTGCAGGCCGAGTACGAAGGGCATGCGCTATGGTGCGAGGCAAACTTGCTGCACATCGACAAGGAGGTTTGCGGTTATGCGGCAGCCCTGTCAACCGCGCGCAAGCTGAAATCGGACGCGCTTGACTACGTGACGGACATCATCTTTGACGAGTACGTCATAGATGACACGACTTCGCAGCAAAGGTACTTGCCAGACGAGGTGACGGCGTTCTTCGAGTTCTACGAAACCGTTGCAAGGCCGGGTTCGAGGGACTACGACGTGACGGTGTGGTTTTTAGGAAATGCCATATCCTCGTCCAATCCTTATTTCGACTTCCTCAACCTTAACTTGCCATATGGAAGCGACATAATCAAGAAGGGCGAGTTTCTTGTTCAGATGTGTGCACCCCCAGACCTGATAGAGGCAAAGAAGAAAACGAGGTTCTATCAGGCTATCGCAGGAACCGATTACGCAGCTTACGCAGTTGAGAACAGGTTCCTGAGAGACAATCGAACGTTCATAGAGAAGAAAACCAAGGACGCTGAATACCAGTTCACGTTGATCTACTACGATGACCTCATAGGTGTGTGGAGAGACTACCGTAACGGCAAGTTCTACATAAGCGAAAGCGTTGACAAACAATGCAGAACGGTGTATGCTGTAACCACGGAAACGCAGGAACCTAACACGTTCCTTCTAAGAGGGTTCAAGAACAACTACCATTTGAAGGAACTGAAAAAGGCTTACGATTCTGGATGTTTGTTCTACGAAAGCCAGAAGCTTTACAGTTGGTTTAGGGACATCGTGAGAATGGGGTTGAGATAATGGCAGAACCTGTGATCATAACAGCAATCAGAAGATCAGGGGTGGAAAACGCCTATATAGGTACGATAGGTGATGACGGATACGTGTATTTCAACGATGCCATGTTCTATAGGTTCAAGCCCACAGGAACATGGGAACAGAACGTGTACGTGTTGAACCGGTCGCGGTATTCGTGGGCTAAATGCACGATGTTCGAAAAGATATCAGCCGTGAATCTTAACGCTGGCGCAGGAAGCGTTGCACCGGGTGGAATCGGAGTCGAGGGGGCAATCAAGTGGGCTATTGCTGTTGCAGAGGATGCATCCCATGGTTATGATTGGGACTACCGTTGGGGACCTGACTACGACTGTTCTTCGCTTGTGTATGAAGCTTTCCGCGTTGGTGGTGGTTTCGACCTACCAGTGCATACTGGAAACACGCATTCGATGATTAGACACTTCACGGCAATTGGCTTCAAGTGGCTAGCAGGAAAAGGAAATTCAGCTAGCGAATGCGTAAGAGGTGATATACTCCTGAATACAGCAAACCACACTGAAATATATATTGGTAACGAAATGAACGTGGGTGCGCATATAAATGAAAAAGGAACAGTTAGAGGTGGCAGGCCTGGAGATCAATCAGGTAGAGAGATTTGCACCAATGGTTATTATTCGTATCCTTGGAATGGAATATTGAGGTATGAAGGATGAAACGCAAAGATTTTGAAATGATGGTTACAGATTTTGTGTACTTTCGTGCAATTTTCGGTATAATATTGTTTATTGCAGCTATTGTAGGCCTTGCATTAGGCGTATTTCTGGCGGTAGTATTATGAAAGTTTACAAAGAGACACTTAAAGCATGTATTATGATGTTAATATTATGCGCTGTTGGTGTAGTGATTAACTTATTGACTAGATGGTGGTATTAGATTATGTGTGTATATGAGAGTAAGTTATTATGGTTGCATATAAGAGTAAGTTAATAAGTTTGCTCTGTAGTCGTT